TAATATCATAGCCGTGTATAGGATAAACTTCAACCGGTAGCTTTGATAGATGATATAGAATCAGAGCAGAATCAATTCCGCCTGAAAGAAACAATCCGCACTTTTTTATATGTTTAGGAAAGTACATTTGCAACCAAATGAATACGAGTTTCTCGTGATGCATTGACTGCTGTGTGATGCGACCTTGTATTTACAAAGTAACCGACACCTTTTTTTAAATGTCGAGGTTCATTATTAACAATCATAAAGCAGCCACGTTGTGTTTTTATAGGAAAGTGTATTCGATTATTTGCATCGTTATGCCAAGATAAACAACCGGTTGGACGGGAAGTCATAACACGAAACCGGCCAATCTTATATTTTGCTGTTAATTCAGAATGAATCTTTTCAAACGTTGTATCTTTAAATATAGTGCTAATAGATGAAAAGTCTGATTCTTCTATTGGTTCATCATAAAAAATCACATCATTTGGTTTTGAGTTAACATGATCTACTACAAGACTACCGTATGAATAAGCTAAATCATCTTCATGTCCTGGAACATTTGATATATGTAATTGATCTTTGCCCCAGCTGCCATCAGCTAAATCTACAATAGAACCAAGTTCAGCTAATAGTTCATCTGCATCATATTTCATATCAGGTAGAACATTATAATAAGTTGAGTTGGGGTCACCTTCCATATGCTCAATGAAGTCTTCCATTGGCCCTAAGTTCTTAAGGTATTCAGTCGCTCTGCTCATATCGTGCTTTCATTATGTTATAGTTTTCAACAAGCTCCATGAGGTGTGACTGAGCTTGCATAGCTGTAAGGAATTCATCGCCGTCTTCAACGTGTCGAATAATATTCCAAAAAGAATCTTCTGGTACATTGCGAGTAACTTGGTATTCTGCAACTGCCCGAAGAATGTAATCGAATTCAGACATAATAATCTCCATAGTCATATAGAGTTATTTATTCATCCACCAACGTACGCTTCATCGTCTGGGCGATACCAAGTTTTTTGATTGTGAAGTTTACCGAGCAGCCGAGCTATGTCTTGCCTATCAGAATCTTCAAGAATATTTGCTTGCTTATATAGCAATGCATCTTCAATCAGTTTAAGATCTAATACATTTAACTCAAACGATGTATTGGGTTTCATTCCGCAAAGTGTGTATTCAACATATCAAGACGGTCAGTTGCCGCTGCCATAGTATCAAGTTCGTTTTGAATTGCTTCAACGATATCACTGTGCTCACCAATACCAACAGCTTGATGCATGTATACCATAATATTAGTTTTTGCTCGTTCAAGTTCGCCCTCAGCATGCATGCGACATGCTTTAACTAATTGCTTTTCCATTTTCACTTCCTTTTTTTCCCAGGGTTGATCTGCCCATTTAGCCAATTGTAATCTCCTACTAATTAAAACGGGTAGACCGCTACAGTCTACCCATACTCTTTACCACGCTTGATGCGGGCTATATCGTAGCTTTTCTAAACGACGTTCAAGGTCACACATATCTACAGATCGCGATAAGTAATCACCGTGATAGGAATCATATGTAACTCCGTTATAAACGCGTGGAAAAGCAAAGTAGTCAGCAAAGAACTTTTTAATGCGCTTTATCATTTGATTGGGTATCCTCGTAGACTGCCTAAATTGTGGTTGCAAAGTGCATTGAATACCGTAGATACTGATTCATTTCGGTATTCAGTTTGCTGTAGCATGCGTGCAATTTCCCAATTAGCGGAACGTTGTCTACCTTCTCGAAAGCTCATTCCAATTCTTTTTAATAGGCTAACTAGCCTTTTCATTAAGTTGTTGACGTGTGTCATGGTTTTTTTCCTCGTTACCAATATTGATTTTACGAGGACGCTGATTTTCTGGGATGAGATATTCCAACTCAATTGCAAGAATCCCATCTTGAATATCGGCTCCGTTAACATTTACATGTTCAGACAGCCTAAAGGTGCGTCTAAATTTCTTCGTGCTAATACCACGATGAATAAACTCTCTACCTTTAGATTTATGTTCGCCTGTTACGGTTAGTGTTCGGTCTTTGACCTCTACGCTAATCTCATCTTTTGAAAACCCAGCAATTGCAAGTTCAATCAAATATTCAGTATCACCAGCTTTGATAATATTATGCGGGGGATAGTGATCATTTGCATGAGTAGCTGTAAATTCCAGCTCTTTGAATAAATGGTCGAATCCCACAAAAGATGAACGGGGAAATAGTGTGTGTAAGCCTGTCATTGTTTTCTCCTTTTGACTAAGCAAGAAATTATGTAGACCGGAGGATCCGCATCTACGCTACTATATATACTCTATTTGTTTCCTATATTATATTTAGGACACAATTCCCATTCAGTTTTTTCTTTGAATGGGATTATCTTAATCTGTCGTAATGGCGCACAATCTAACTGAGCTGCTACTGCAAGTTTAATTAAACCCCAGTCACTCAATAAAGTTGTAATCGTATTTCTACGTTGAATGTCATTTAACTCAAGATTAGATTTCTTACCATCAAGAAGAAACAACTCCTTGAAGTGTACTATAAAATATCGACCTTGTTTATGTAAAATATGACACGATTGAAATAGCTTCTTCTCTTTGCGTGAAGCCACGCCAATTCGTGTAAGTGTCTCTCTGACTTTTAGAAAATCATCCGGCTCGTCCAGGATAACTTCAAGCATGTCTGCGGGTGTCCAGTGAACATTATTGTTTTCTTCTACCACCTTTAAATACCTTTTCTCTCAAATTATTCATTTGGTCGGATGATAAAAGTGACAGGACTTGGCGAGCTTTCTCATTACTATAGCCATAATATTCCTTGACAACATCAACATCTTTAACCAATTCAGGTTTATTCCATTTCGAGAAGCGTTTCCGCTTTCTGACTATATTTATAAGAAATTGATATTGTAGCTTTTTATCAAGGTGGTGGTAACGGTTCATTTCATTTGCAATTAAAGCAGTATCAGCAAAGTAACTTAATCCACGATTGACCATAAATGCACTATAAGCATTCTCTGTTATATCGTCTACCATGATATCGCGTTTACTGGTATTAATTGATGTAAGATAATCAAACGGACTTACTGACATGCGGCAAGCCTTTCATCAAGTAGTTCTTTTGTTAACTCAGTAGAATGTCCACATTGCACATCTGTATTACTCCAATATAATTGAGGAAAGGTTGTATGACCATTCTTCATCATATGTTCATCACAACGTGGATCTGTGTCAAGGTTTACTTCATTATAAGCATAGCCCCACAACTTGAGTTGTTTCTTTAGCTGCTTACAGTAAAAGCATTTTGGCTTCGTATAAAGATTAAGCATTCAGTGCCTCTATTAAAGTTTGCATACGCATTACATCCATTGCAATATCATGACGTGGATCATGTAATATAAAGTGCTCTGCAAGGCCTTCTGGAATAAAGTTATTTCTAATGTCAGCGCCATATGACAATCCGTCAATCATGCTTATTGTATCACGAATATCCCACCATTTATACGGTTCATCTGAATGACCGGTAGCGTGACATAATGACGTCATAAATACAGGATCAAAAGTATTACGACGTGTATAGATTGGGCCACCATCGTAATCTGGTTTATTCATCATATAGAATTGATATAGTTCTGAAATAGATACATCTTCTTTTGAAGGAGCAATAACTTTCTGTGCTTCTTTGTTTTGTTTAGACCACCACTCAACAGTTTCTTTTGTAATAACTCGATTGTATTTTTCAACCTGTTCTTTTACATCAAACTTAATATATGCAGCACTGTCAACTAATTCACTGTAAGTATATAGTTTCTTTGGATCCCAATTCAACATAGCAAATGATAAGACAGCACCCGTATGCGGATCCTGTGACATAGTTTCAAAATCATAAATTGTATTCATTCTATAAGTCCTAAAATAAAGGCATGCAAATGATGAAATAGTATTGCATCCTGATAAAGCAATAGCCATAGACCAACAATGAGTATTAAATATTTCATGCGAATTGTACCTCCGACATTACTTCAGTCATACAAGCGACAAGGTTTAATTCATGGTCTGCAACGAATGCAGCTTTGTATTGATAATCGGCAAGTATAAGAACTAGCTGTGGAATTGATGCAGGTGCAACTTTAGTTGTCATGGTATCGTAAACACCACGAATAATAGCTGACGTATCAAGATCAAGATTATTCACAATCCAAGAACGCATTGTTTTAAAGTCTTTTGATTTTAAAGATGCGAAAAGGTTATCAAATTGTTGTGTAGCATTGCTACTTGTATTACTTACTACAAGCGCACCGGAAGTAGATTGGCGCTGTGCTTCATTTAATACACGACGCCAATCTGGAGCATACTTAGATATAACATTAGCAAGGTCTGACTTAACATAGTCTTTAATGCCTTCTTGCATTAAAATGCTTTCAGCGCGTTCAAAGAATTGACCACATAATACTGCAAGATCCTTCTTTGTAGTATTGAACTCATATACACTACAACGTGAATGCAATGGTTCAATAATACGATTCTTGAAGTTACATGTAAGAATGAAACGGCAGTTATCTGAAAATTGTTCGATAAAACCACGTAGCGCAGGCTGAGTTGACTGTGCATTAAGATAGTCTGCTTCGTCTAAGATTACAACTTTATATCCGCCAGAAAAGGAGACAGTTGATGCGAATTGTTTAATCTTGCCACGAAGCGTATCAATGTTACCTTCTTCAGATCCATTGATAACGATATAGTCAAGATCTAGCTCTTTGCATAAAGCCTTAGCTACTGTGGTTTTACCGAGGCCAGCAGTTCCAGTGAGTAACATATTTTGTACTTCACCACTGCTGACCATTTGCTGAAATGTATCTTTGAGGGAGACTGGTAAGATAGTTTCAGCGATTGTTTTTGGGCGATACTTTTCAACCCATAGAAAGTCTTTGGACATATTTACTCCGATGTCAATTTAATTCATTATATAATATATGGAGCAGAATGTAAACCTTTAATTACCGTCTAGCTGTTGTTGTTCAACCATTGCTGTTAGCTGAACGCATTGATCGCGAAGCTGACCAATTGTTGTGAGCTCTTCACCACGGAAGCCTCCACGTTGAACAATTGTATCAATTACAGCGATAGCACTACGTGCAATTCGGTTTCCGATGTCTGCAATCTGCGCATCTTGTGATGGGGGTACGTCAGGTGTTGGCTGAGGTACGACTTGTTGGACTTGTTGTTTTGCCATTATTTAAGCTCCGTAAGTTGTTGTTTTATCGAGTGCAAGCCAATAAGTCATATTCTTATCGGTGTTTGTCCATTTGGACATTTGCTTGGTTGAGATGCCTACTTCATAATCACCTGGTAGGACTTTTAGGTTTTCAATGCTATATATGAAGTTAAAATCTTCGCTTTCATATGTTCCTGGTACATCAATACTAAATGTATTTGAAGTAGTATTTTCTTTATCTAGTACAGTTAATCTGATTGCACCATCGGATGCAGTAATAGATAACTCCTTATGTTTAAGTGCAGATGATGCACGTTTAATCTTAGCCATTGTATCTCGATCCATAGTAAAATGAACCACAAAGTTATTCATACCTCGTGCTTTCTCAAGCATACTTTCAGTTGGAGTTGTAACCATTGCAGGGTCTGTAAAGAAATACTTAATCTTTGATCGACCAGTTGAATCAGAAATCACTGCATGTGTTTCTTCAACTTTGATTTGTGGTTCATCTACAAGATCAATAACGCCTAGAAACTCATTGAGATCATATACACCAAACTTTGTAGCAAATGTCATATCAACAGTGCTAGTCGCTAAGATATTACGCGATTCAGCAATCGTTGAAATAGTATTACCTTCAGTAAATACAATATTAGAGTTAATGGTAGAATAGTTCTTTAAGACTTCTACAGTCATATCAGTTAGCTTCATATTCATTCCTTTTCATAATTACTATTATTATATCATATATTAAGCGGCTTGTACACCCTTATCTGATATTTTGCTAAAGTTTTTCTCTTTAAAAAACTCCAGCTTATTCTCAAATTTGTTATCAAGTATTTCACCTTTATGACTAATAACAAATACATTTGAATCATCGTCAAGTGAATACAAAATCTTCATAAGATTCTCAACACCATCATGATCAAGTGATGAGTCAAACGTTTCATCGAGTACTAATAGATTAGTGGCTACACTGTTTTTCATCTTGGCTATTTGCCGCCATGTAAAGAGAAGGGCCAAATCAATACGTTGTTTTTCGCCTTCAGAGAATGAATCATATGTAAACGAATCACGATGCCGTGACTTAATTGTTTCAATAAAGCTTTCGTCTAAATTAAAATGTACAAAGAAGTCAAGGATTTGTAGATACTTATTGACTAAGTTATTGATAATCGGTACATATTGTTTAATCACTTTTGTTTTGATACCGGTATCTTTTAGCATTTCAGCCATTACTGTATTGTAA